GGAGATAGATTGTGTGGGTTTATGGCGAGTGAATATGGAGAACATTATGTAGGGATTGACCCGAGAAAAGAAAATCATCCAATATATGAAGAACAATATCAATTCTACAAAAAGCACAACGGATTTTTTGAAACCGATAAAAAAGCTACATTCCATTGCAGTCCAGCGGAAGACATGGATTATAGTGATTACATCGATTTTTTTGACATTGTTTTCAGCTCACCCCCGTATTTCAACGTTGAGCGATATTCATATGATGATACCCAGAGTTGGGTTCGATACAACAATATTGAGGCATGGAATAAGTTATTCCTACATGCGACTATTGAAAAAGTTTGGCCAACTATTCGGAAGGGAGGATACTTAGCAATCAACATTGCAGATGTGTACGCAGCTTCGAAAGGGGATGGTAAAGGATACCAAGAGATAACAAACCCTATGAACGATTATATTAGTTCGCTAGGAGGAGAATATGAGGGTTGCTTGGGCATGGAAATGGCAAAGAGACCGGGTAGCGCGGGAGCAGGTGCAATTATTGATGGGGATGAGGGTAGATATACCGAAGAAGCATTACTTAAAGCAGAAGAAGCAAAAAATAAAACATTTTGTGAACCAGTTTGGGTTTGGAAAAAACCTTAAAGATTAAAGATTAATATGGCAAAAAACGGAAGAGTACAATCCAAAATATTACCAGTAGAAGAAACCATATCTGTAAAAGACCAATTTGGGTTTTTACCTTTATCTGTAATTAAACCAACAAAGGAAAGTAAAGCAAAATGGAAAGAAGCATACTTAGATGATGGTGAAATTGAATTAAGACAAATAAGTGGTACTTACTCAAACGATGGTAGTACAGGTAGTCAAAAAATGTCTGAATTCCATGCTGGTATGGCTGAAAACATAATCAGATATTGGTCTTTACCAGGTGCTAGAATCGTAGACCCATTTGCAGGTAGAGCAACGAGAGCAGTAGTTTCAACTAAATTAGGTAGAGATTACTATGGATATGAAATTACACCAACTACACATAAAAGAGTAGTAAATCATTTTGAAAAAATAGGAGTTAAAACAAATTTGTATCTATCAGATGGTACTGAATTAAAAGAAACTCCTGATAGTTTTTCCGATTTAATCTTTACTTGTCCTCCTTATTACAATATTGAAAAGTATGAAAGTGTAGATGGACAATTGAGTGATTGTAAATCATACGATTCATTTATGGAGATGGTAGATAAATGTGCACAAAATTGTTTTAGAGTAGCAAAGGATGGTTCATTTTGTGTATGGGTAGTTGCTGATTTTAGAAGAGGTGGTAATTTATTTGATTTTCACGGAGATACAATATCATCATTCAAAAAAGCAGGATTCAATTATCACGATATTATGATAATGGAAAATATATCACCATATGCAAACTTTACAACATATCAATCAGCTTGTAAACGATATGCACCCAAAACGCATGAATATGTTTTAGTATTCAGAAAACCAGGTGAGTATGAAATACCCGAATATTGTAGTGAAAATCTAATAGAATCTGATAGTAAATTAAATAAATTTTTTAAATAAAACATTTTGACTTGGAAAAGTCAAAAAAATATATTATCTTTGTAAAACAATTAAATCTAAAAATAAAGTAAGTATGAACAAAACAAGAATTACACGATTCATCCAAAAGTATAATTTGGCAGGATTAGTAGAATCGGTTGCATGGAAAGCAGCAGATGGAAAATTGGTTACTCGTTTTATCTCTGATGATAAGACAGTATTAGGTGAAATCCAATTGGATAATTTTACATTTAATGCACCGGAATTGGGAGTATATACAACATCTACATTGAATAAATTATTATCAGTAGTAGGAGAAGATGTTGAATTAGAAGTTCAGGAGTTAAGTGGAAAAGCAGTTAATTTATTCATTAAAAGTGATGGAACAAAAGCACAATTCCAATTAGCAGATTTAGCAGTTATTCCAACTGTACCTGATTTGAAATCATTACCTGATTTTGATGTTAATATTGGATTTGATGGTAAGTTTATTGATAAATTTATCAAAGGTAAAAACGCATTATCCGATGTAGATACATTTACGGTATTAACAGAAGATGGTGAGTTAAAAATTGTATTAGGATATTCAAATGTAAATTCAAATAGAATTGCATTCTCTGCTGAAAAAGATTATGAGGGAACTGTTAAACCAATTTCATTCTCTGCAAAATATCTTAAAGAAATTTTCTCAGCAAATAAAGAAGCAACTTCAGTTACATTGAACATATCAACATCTGGTCTTGCTCACGTTGAGTTTAAGATTGATGACTTTACTGCAAAGTATTTTTTAGTAGAAGTTCAATTAACTACCTAATATGGCGTTTAATTATACAAAGAAGTATTTTTACGAAAGAAACGATTGGATTTACTCTCCGGAAATAAATCTTAAATACGAAGATGTATTGAAGATGCCTTTTCCTGAGTTTGGTAAATGGGTTGATTTCTTTCGTAAAACTGCGATTGAGCAGTGGAACAGAACGGATGCACCACCGAGAATTGGTATGGACGAAGCTGAAATTATTGAAAACTTTTCTAAACTACAAACATACAAAGTTAATGAGTTTAGTAAGGTAGATAAAGATGGTGATGAAGTTATTTTTAACTTTAACAAATTTGCCACTTGTGTAAATCAATTCTTTCCTGCTATGTACAAAACCGGTATCGGTGGTTCTGCATACGATAAACCCAAACCATCTATCTATGATATTTTTGTAGATGATGCGTATTTACCTGATTTCATTAAACAGATGAACCGATTAACTCGTCAAGATGGTATGTATCGTTTTTCTAAAACATTACATTTAAACCATCCTGATTTCCATAACTCTCATATTCAAACCGGTAAGGAATGGATTGAGAAGTGGGCAGCAGGTGATACTCAGCAAGGACATGGGTTTTGTTTATCTCAAGCAGATAGTAAAGTACCATCTCCACCAATTACTGCACAAGAAGTAAAGGATTTGTATAAAGCGGGTATATTAAAGTATGAAAATATTTCATCACTTAAAACTGCGGATTGGGGTGAGAATATTGATAATCTAATTGATATTCCAAAACAACCAATTCAGATTAAAACATATCCGTTTGGACAAACTATCTTTCCAGAAGCAACTGCGGCATTCCGTATTGGTATGGGAACACAAGCAGTAGTTAATTTTCCACCTTTAACTGCAAAGTATCTTTATCAAAGATTTACAGAGCATATTAAAGACCAAAAGGTTATAAACATTTATGACCCATCGGCAGGTTGGGGTGGTAGAATTTTAGGAGCATTATCGGTAGATGATAGAAATATTCACTACATTGGTAATGACCCAAATACGGAGAACTATATTCCTGAAATTGGTAAGACTCGTTATGAGTATTTAGCTGAGTTTTTTAACAATAAGATTCCAGGCGCAAGTAATCCTTTTTGGGGACATCAAAATACCTACGAAGTATTTACAACTGGTTCTGAAATTATAGATGAGGAACCTGAGTTTCAAAAGTATAAGGGTAAATTAGATTTTGCATTTACATCACCTCCTTATTTTGATAGAGAACGGTATTCAGATGATGAATCTCAATCATTTAAGAAATTCAATAATTACGATAGTTGGAGAGATGGATTTTTAAGACCTACTTTAACAACCGCATTTGAATATCTTCGTAATGACAGATATATCTGTTGGAATATCGCAGATATTAAAGTGGGTAAGGATAAGTTTTTCCCATTAGAGCAGGATTCAATTGATATTCTTACAGAGTTGGGTTGTGAGTATAAGGGTAAGATTAAAATGACAATGAGTCCTATGACTGGTGTTGATTTGAGTGGAGTGAAAAATAGTATGAAAATTGGTGATATGGTTTATAAGTACGAACCAATCTTTATTTTCTACAAACCTTAAAATTAAAGTATGTATCAAAACATTTATTACGAAAGACAAAAGAATTTAATTCACTTATGGGATGATACTAATGGGTATCAAACATTTCCATACAGAAAGTATGCTTATGTTAAAGACCAATATGGTGAACATCGTTCTATGTATGGTGATAAACTACGGAAAATTTCTAAATGGGAAAAAGATGAATCTGCGGATTTATTTGAATCGGATGTACCAGAAACAACCAGAGTATTAGTTGATATATACGATTCTGATATTCCATCAAAAGGAAACAGAACAATGACATTTGATATTGAGGTTGAAATGATTAGTGGTTTACCTAATACTTTTGATGCAAAAAACGAAATCACCGCAATTGCAGCACATGATGGTGTAAGTAAATTGTATGATGTATTTGTGTTGGATAAAGATAGAAAGGTAAAAAACACTGCTCAACAATTTAATAAAGATGGTCGCAGTGTTAGTGTACACATCTTTGATAATGAGAAGAATTTGTTATTAGCATTTTTAACTTATTATCAGGGTGTGAACCCTACTATTCTAACTGGTTGGAATATTGACTTCTTTGATATTCCATATCTTTATAATCGTATCAAAAGAGTATGTGGTGAGGGGCATGCAAAACGATTATCTCCTATTTCAGAAACATTCTATTCACCTTACAGACAAAGATGGAGTTTTGGTGGTGTATCTATTTTAGATTATATTAACCTTTATAAAAACTATAACTACGGTTTAGAAAGTAGTTATACATTAGACCATATTGCAAAAAAAGAATTAGGTAGAGGTAAGGTAGAATATGAAGGGAGTTTGGATGATTTGTTTGAGAATGATTTAGAAAAGTTTATTGAGTATAACATAGTCGACGTGGATTTAGTTGTTTCAATGGATGAAAAACTTCAATTCATTGAGTTATGTAGAGCAATCTGTCATGCGGGATTTGTTCCGTATGAAGATTATATGTTTTCATCAAAGTATTTGGAGGGTGCGTGTTTAGCGTATCTAAAAAAGAAAGGTTTAGTAGCACCAAACAAACCAAAGGATAGAAGAGAAAGAATGCAAGCTCTTAAAGATAATAATGAAGAGAAGTTTATTGGAGCATATGTGAAAGAACCTATCGTTGGTAAGTATGATTGGATTTATGATTTGGACTTAACATCTCTATATCCATCTATCATTATGACCTTAAATATTTCACCTGAAACAAAGATTGGTAAAATTGCTAATTGGGAACCTGAAGATTGGGTAAGGGGAGTAAATAAGAATTATACAATTGTTGGAAAAGATGATACTTATGAATATAGTAGTTCAGAACTCCAAGAAGTTATAAAAGATAGCAACTTAGGAGTTGCGGCAAACGGAGTTTTGTACAATCAGGACAAACCCGGTCTTATTGCAGATATTCTGGATACTTGGTTCAAACAACGTGTAGAATTTAGAAAGCTAGAAAAGCAATATGGTGAAGCGGGTGATACGGAAAAATATGAATTTTATGCGAAACGCCAGCTTGTCCAAAAGATTCTTCTTAACTCTATGTATGGTGTTCTTGGTCTTCCTGCCTTTCGGTTTTACGATATTGATAATGCAGAGGCAGTTACGATTACGGGTCAAACTGTTATTAAGAAAACGGCAGAGATGGCAAACATCAAATATTGGAAAGAACTCGGAACTAAAGAAGATTACAACGTCTATATAGATACCGATTCAATTTATATGTTAGCAGAACCATTGGTTAAACACCGATACCCTGAATATAAAACATTTGATGAAAAAAGAATGGCAGAAGAGGTAAACACTATTGCCGAAGAAACACAAACATTCTTAAATAATTTCTACGATTTATTATCAGAAAGATTCTTTGGTATCCCAAAAGATAAACACAGATTCGAAATCAAAAAAGAGTATATTTCTAAAGCAGGATTTTGGGTAGCAAAGAAACGATACGCACAATGGATGATTTTAAAGAATGGTATTCCGTGCGATAAGTTAGATGTAAAGGGATTGGATGTAGTTCGTTCATCATTTCCAAAAGCATTTCAGGGGTTCATGTCTACAATGTTGAAAGATATTTTGATGGGTAAAAACAATGATTATGTTGATAATAAACTATTAGAATTCAAAGCAAGTTTACCATCTCTTCCTGTTAAAACTATCGCAAAAGGTGGGGCAATTAAAGAATTAAGTAAATATGATAATGGTACTTGGAGAAAAGATAGTGGATTACAAATTGCTACTTTTGAGAAAGGAACTCCGGCGCACGTTAAAGCAGGTATTGCATATAATCGATTATTAAAATTCTTTAATTCACCGTTTAAACACGAACCAATTAGAGATGGTGATAAAGTTAAATGGGTATATTTACGACAAAACCCATTAGGATTAGATACGGTTGCATTTAAAGATTACAATGACCCAAAAGAAATTATGGATTTCATTGAACAATATATCGATAGAGATATGATTTATAAAGCAGAATTGGAAAATAAGTTAGATGATTTTTATAATGCATTAAAATGGGAAAAAGCATCAACCGAAGCACAAACTGCAAAAAAGTTTTTTAGTTTTTAACAATAAATAAAATAAAATGTCAGAACAATTAGAATTATTCCCAGAAGAAAATGTTAAACTCACACCACCAACTCCAATTAATGATGCAGAATGGTGTTTTCAATTTTTTAATAACGAACCAATTGTATTCGCATATTCGGAAACGGGTGAAGAATCAACTCCATTAGTTTTAACTATTGAATCAAATGAATCAGAAGGATTGACATTCACACATAATGGAATGCAATTTAGAATTTTCCCTCGTCCAATTTCAGAAGAAACTAAAAAAGTAAGAGCAAAAGAAAATGAAAGTAAAAATTAAATTACTGCACGAAGCTGCAGTTAAACCAAAATATGCAAAGGAGAGTGATGCTGGATTAGATTTAGTAGCAACATCAATCATTTCTCAGACACCAACTCAAATTACATATGGTTTAGGTATTGCAATGGAAATACCTGATGGTATGGTAGGTTTAGTATTTCCTCGCTCATCTATTCGTAATTATGATTTATCACTTACCAATTCGGTGGGTGTAATAGATGCTGGATACAGAGGAGAATTACAGGCAACATTTCACAAAATAAATGGTGTAGCATCAAAAATTTATGAAGTTGGTGACAGAGTAGTTCAAATAATCATAGTTCCTCATCCTGTAATTCAATTAAAAGTAGTAGATGAGTTAAGTGAAAGTGAAAGAGGTAAAGGTGGTTTTGGTTCAACAGGTAAATAAAAAAAGATGAGTTTTTTCGCAAACGAAAATAGTAAAAAAGAACATAGTTTATGGGTGGAGAAATACCGCCCACAAACACTTTCTGAATATGTAGGAAATGAAACCGTAAAGGAAACAATTCAACAGTATTTGGATAATAATGATATTCCACATTTATTGTTACATGGTAAAGCAGGAACAGGTAAAACTACACTTGCAAAACTAATCGTAAACACAATCAAATGTGACCATATGATTATCAACGCATCTGATGAGAATAACGTTGATACTGTCCGTAATAAGGTAAAAAACTTTGCATCTTCAATGGGATTTGCAGGATTTAAAATTATCATTTTGGATGAGTTCGATTATATGACTCCAAACGCACAAGCAATTTTGCGTAATTTAATGGAAACATTTTCTAAACATTGCCGATTTATCTTAACGTGTAATTACCACGAAAAGATTATTGACCCAATCAAAAGTAGATGTCAAACATTCGCAATCACACCACCTACAAAGAAAGATGTAGCAATTCAGGTTACTAGGATTTTAGATGCGGAAAAAATTAAATATGATATTAAAAATGTAGCTGATATTATTAGTTCATATTATCCAGATATTCGTAGAATCTTAAATACTTGCCAATTACAATCTGCAAAAGGAGAATTAAAAGTAGACCATCAAATTATGGTTGAATCCAATTTTCAAACAAAGTTAGTAGATTTGTTGAAAGCAAATGATGACAAGAGAAATATGTTTATGAATATTAGACAGGCAGTTGCTGATAATAGATTAAATGATTATTCGGAAATGTATTCTATGTTATACGATAGAGTAGATGAGTACGCATCTGGTAATACTGCAAACGTAATCTTAACAATTGCAGAAGGTATATCAAAAGATGCATTAGTAGTAGATAAAGAAATCGTATTTATGAGTACAATTATTCAAATTTTAAATATTATAAAATAATGGAACAAGGATTACCAATGGGTATCAATTTAAATGATGCCAGAGACATGGAATGTGATTGTGGTAATAAAATATTTATGCCAGGATTCAGATTCAAAAAATTATCAAGATTAGTAACAGGTCAAGCACAAGATTCAATCATTCCAATTGAAACTTATTTATGTACTCAATGTGGTAAAGCATTGCAAGAATTACTACCTTTGGAATTAAGAGATAAACCATCATCAATCGTAGAATAATGGCAGGTAAAAAGTTATTTGACCACATTGCTGCAATTACATCGGAGCAAGACCCAAACTACTTTGATAAATTATCGGAGGAAGATATTAAGACATGGAGTAATTTTATGATTAATAGATTCCTTTCGATGAAACCTGAGTGGGTAGAACTCATTGCAACCATACTTCCTTTAACGCAAACTCTATCACCAAAGGAAATGTATAAGTTGTACATAAACATCATCCCTAAAGGAAAGTATTACCTAAAATATATTAAAGGAAAATCAGCAGAAAAATATGAGGAATGGCTTGTAAATCTCATAAAAAATGAGTATATTTGTTCTGAACATCAAGCTATGGATTACATAGAAATTCTGTATTCTTCGAGAGAAGGTAGAGAAAACATTAAATTCATCTGTGAAAAATATGGCATTGATTCAAAACAAATTACCAAACTTAAACTTAAAATATAGTGGGAAGAGTTTCTTTTAGTCAATACTCAATGTGGAGCGGATGCCCATATCAGTATAAATTAAATTATATTGATGGGTTATCCATCTCTACATCAAATATCCATTTAGTATTTGGAACTGCAATGCACGAAACACTCCAAACTTATTTGGATAAGTGTTTGCGTATTTCTAAATCACAGGCAGATAAACTAATGGATACGAAAGCATTCTTGAAAGAGAAAATGCGTGAGTTATATCTAAAAGAATCATTAGATGGTACTAATCCAATTTGTACAAAAGAAGAACTAGTAGAGTTTTTAGAAGATGGTAATCTTATATTAGATTATTTTCAAAAACCTAAAAACTTCAATAGTTTCTTTTCATTAACAAATGATGAATTGGTAGCAATTGAGCAACCTATTAATACAAAAATAGCTGAGAATGTTCATTTTTTAGGATTCTTAGATATGGTAGTTAGAAACAAAGTTTCAGGTCGTTATCGTATTATAGATTTCAAAACATCTACTATGGGTTGGAATAAATACCAAAAAGCAGACCCAATTAAAAACGCACAAATTCTTCTTTATAAAAAATTCTATGCAGAATTATTAAATATCTCAGAGGATATGATTGATGTTGAATTTATCATATTAAAACGTAAAGTATCAGAATCTACTGATTATACAATACCTCGTATTTCTAAACACGTTCCAGCAAGTGGTAAACCATCTGTGAACAAAGCATGGACTTCTTTTAAAGAATTTGTAGATAGTGTATTTGATGAAAATGGTGAATACAGACAAGTAGATTTTCCAAAAAATCCTGGTAATAACAAAAAGAATTGTAAATGGTGTGAGTTCTCTCAAAGAGGTTTATGTGATGGAAAAATCTAAATTTCCAATACATATAATTATAAACAAAAGTTATGGCAAAAAAGAAAATACTATTATTATCGGATGACCTCCGAATGGCTAGTGGAATAGCCAACGTTTCCAAACAATTAGTTATGGGAACTGTTGATAAGTACGATTGGGTACAATTAGGAGCAGCAATTAAACATCCAGAAGCAGGTAAAGTTTTAGATTTGAATGAAGATGTTCGTAAAAGAACAGGAGTTGCAGACGCATCTGTTAAAATCTATCCATCAGATGGTTATGGTAATCCAGATATTATTCGTCAGTTATTGATGATGGAACAACCTGATGCAATTCTACACTTTACAGACCCGAGATATTGGATTTGGTTGTATGAAATGGAACATGAAGTTCGTCAATCAGTACCTTTGTTCTTTTATCACATTTGGGATGATTTACCAGACCCAAAATATAACAGAAATTACTATGAAAGTTGTGATTGGATTGGTTGTATTTCAAAACAAACTTATGGTATTACTAAAAGAGTTTGGGGTTGGGATAAAGAAAAACATTGGAAAGCACCTGCCGATTGGCAAGTAAGTTATGTACCACATGGTATCAATTCCGATTTATACAAACCGGTTGAAGTTCCAAAAGAATTTAAACAATCAATCTTTGGTGATAAAGAATATGATTTTGTACTATATTGGTCAAATCGTAATATTAGAAGAAAACAACCAATTGATGTTATATTGGCATTTGATAAATTCAGAGAAGCGTTAGCACCTGAACATAGAGATAAAGTATGTTTAGTAATGCACACACAACCTGTGGATGAAAATGGTACAGATTTACCAACGGTTGTTGAACATTGTGCACCTGAATCAAATGTAATATTTGCACCAGAACGTTATACGGAAGAAGAATTAAATTATCTTTATAATATGGCAGATGTAACAATCAATATCGCATCTAACGAAGGATTTGGTTTAGCAACTGCGGAATCTGTAATGGCCGGTACTCCTATCATTGTAAGTGTTAGTGGTGGTATGCAAGACCAATGTGGATTCAGAGATATTGCAAATGGTAATTTATTAACCGCTGAAGATTATGTAAAGATTGGTTCATTACACGATAGACATAAAAAAGCAGGTGTAGTTTGGGGAGATTGGGTTAAACCAATTTGGCCAGTTCGTTCAACAACAGGTTCAGTACCTACTCCATACATTTTTGATGATAGAGTTGATTTTGAAGATGTAGCACCATTAATTATGGATTGGTATAAAACACCTAAAGAAGATAGAAAAGCAGCAGCATTAAAAGGTAGAAAATGGATGTTGGGAGATGGGTTGTTAAGTAGAGAAGCTATGTGTAAAACATTAGTTGATGGTATGGAAGGAGCATTTGAAAATTGGAAACCAAGAAAAAAATTCGAGTTATATAATATATGAAACCAACATTAGTATTTCAGGCGCCAGTATCCACAAGAAGTGGGTACGGTGACCACGCTAGAGATTTATTACATTCTCTTTATAAATTAGATAAATTTGATATTAAAATTATTAGCACTCGTTGGGGACAAACCCCAATGGATGCTCTTAATTATGATAATGAATTTCATAAATGGGTTGTGGATAATATGATTCCAGGTATTCAAGAAAAACCAGACATTTATATTCAAGTAACAGTTCCAAATGAATTTCAACCAGTTGGATTTTATAATATAGGTATTACTGCAGCAATTGAAACAACTCACTCTCCAATTGAATGGGTACATGGGTGTAACAGAATGGATTTAATTATAGTTCCATCGGAACATTCTAAAAAGAGTTTAGTTGATTCAGTTTATAATGAAGCAGATAAACAAACTGGTCAATTAATTGCACAACATAAAATTCAAAAACCAATTGAAGTTCTTTTTGAAGGATTTAATGAAAATTTTGGAACAAATGCAGTAAGAACAGTTTCCGAATTAGATTCAATCAAAGAAGATTTTGCATTCTTATTCGTAGGACATTGGTTAAGAGGTGATTTGGGTGAGGACAGAAAGAATGTGGGTATGATGATTAAAACTTTTGCAATGGCATTTAAGAATGAAAAGGTTAAACCTGCATTAGTTCTTAAAACATCATCGGCAGGTTTTAGTGTATTGGATAGAGAAGCAACTATTAAGAAAATAAGAGAATGCTTGGGAAAAGATTATGGTTCAGTTCCTGTATATTTGTTACATGGTGATTTATCAGAAGCCGAAATGAATGGATTATATGAACACCCAAAGGTAAAAGCAATGTTAAACTTTACAAAAGGTGAAGGATTTGGTAGACCATTATTAGAATTCAGTTTGACCGGAAAACCTATTATTGTAAGTGGATGGTCTGGTCATTTAGATTTCTTAAAAAGTGGAGCAGTATTATTAGAAGGTGAATTGAAAGAAGTACACGAATCAGCTGCAGACCAATTCTTATTAAAAGAAGCAAAGTGGTTTAATGTTAATATTTCAAAAGCATTAAGTAAAATTAAAGATGTATTTAAAAATTACGATAAATACAAACCCGCTGCATTCCAATTAGGAAAACAAAATAAACAAAATTTTAGTTTAGAAAAAATGACAAAAGATTTTGATACTATTTTGAATCATTATTCGGTATATACTAAACTACAACCAAAGTTCCAACAATTGCAATTACCAAAATTAAAAATGTTAAATAAGAAATAATGAATATTTTAATAGTAGCATCTAGGAGAAGTGGTGGATATACTATTGCCAATTGGATAAGAAAAGAATTGGCATATGGTGAAAAATCTGAAAATAACAATGTATCCGGAATACTTTATGATTTAATCATAGACCCATCCACTACATTTAAAAAAACGGATAAAGAATTTTACGATTTGGAAAACACAATTGTATTAATGCACTATGATGAATATAAAGATTTTGTAGAAGAAAACTCATTTTTTCCAGAAGAACGATTTGATTTTACGATTTGTTTAAAAAGAAAAGGATTCAAAGAGCAAGCTGAAAGTATATTGTTTAATATTGATAAGGGAATTTTAACAAGACCATATATTATACCAAAAGAATGGTTAGAAGAAAACGAAGTTCAAATCAATGAATTAGCTGAACAACTTGAAGAAGAATATTCGGAAATGGCAACTGTATTTGGATTGCATGTAACATATGAATCATTATTTTCAGGAATATTTCCAGAAGAATTATGGAATTTAACATCTTATTTAGGATTATCAACTTACCACTATTGGTCAATCAAACCAAACTTTAAATTTAGAAGAAATAACATAGCATTAATATGATTTGGATATTTGGTGATTCATTTAGTTGCAGGTTTGAAAGACATTTGGAATTAAAAAACGAATGGGCAATAGAATATTGTGATTTTAAAAAAAAAGTACCAAAAACATTTGGTGATATAGTTGGTGATAGTTTAAAATCAAATGTAACCAATTTATCAAAAGCAGGTTCTGATAATTATTCCATATTTCATTCTTTTATTAAATCAATCGATGATATAAAAGAAAATGATGTTGTTATTTTTATGTGGTCAAGTGCATTAAGATATAGATTATCAGGCAAACATAATGAATTTTTATCAATTGTTCCGGAAACAGATTTAAATAGATTAAAAAATGAAGATTTAATTGATGAATATTTTTCTCAATCTACATTGGATGATTTATTATTAAATAGAAACCATAAAATGTTTTATGATGAGATAAATGATTTTATTAAAATAATACGAAAATCTATTAAAAATAAAAATTTATATCATTTATCTGGATTTCATTATGTTAGAGATGAAATTAATGAAATAGAAAATGTATCTCCTGGTACAATTTCAATGGAAACAAATAATAACATCAAAAATGAACACTTTGGTGAGATGGGGCATTTTAGTCTTGCTACATATTTATTAAAAAAGATAAGAGCAAATGAGTAATTTTAACCCATTATATAGAAGATTTATTGATGATTCAAATAAAGTTACTCCTAATCAAATGGTTAGGGGTAATTTTTATATTATCAAAGAATACGAATATGTAGATGGGCATAAAGGTAATTATTCTGAAACAACTGCACCTATAATTTATACTTTATTTGTATCAAAAGCAAAAGATATAGTTCATGCAATTAAAGTATCAAATGTGAATCCACAATTGATAAAAAAGTTTTTTGGTAAATTTGTAAATGAAGAAACTGAATTAAAAATCAAAGGAGGTGCTAAAAATTTTTATGAAAAAATAGTAAGTTCTGTACCTGTAATATCAAATGATTCATATAGGACATATAAATTAAGTGGATTAGGTAAGATTACACATATTAATATGGACAATACTCAATTAGTTCCTAAAAATAAATTACCAAAACCAATAATTCAATCCACTTCATTAAAAAATCAACCAACAAATAATTCGTTATTAAAAGAACAATAATTATGACTTCAAAAGAATATGTTATATGGCTTAAAGGTTTTGTAGAAGCATGTCATGAATATGCACCAACACCCAAACAATGGGATACTTTGAAAGATAAATTGGCAGAGGTTAAGGATGAACCAACGCCATCATTACCATTTGGAACTCCAAACAATGCACCATTTATTCAACCAATTACACCACACCCATTTCCAACTTGGCAACAACCACATTACAAATACCCATCGGATATTAATAAGGTAACTTGTGAAGATAACTCTGGTGTAATACTAACAACATCATCTGGTAGTAGTGGAACTATTACATATAATCCATCTACAACAACACGATGGAATCCAAGTGGTTCTAATTGGAGTTATACCAATAATACAGGAGGCAACAGATGGAACGAATACCAATCAACAATGGCACAATATAGACCATACCAACCATACACAACTGGTGGAGAAGACGAAGTTATAAAAACAGAAGAATAATGAAAATAAGTTACGCAATTACAGTATGTAATGAATTTGATGAAACGATTAAATTACTTACTCAATTATTAAACTACAAAGGAGAAAATTCAGAAGTAGTAGTACTATTGGATACACCCAAAGCACAACCAGAATTATTAGAATATTTGGAATTACAGGCAAATGCTGATAAAATCACATTGATTGAATCTGAATTTGATAATGATTTTGCACAATGGAAAAACTTATTAAACTCACAATGTAAAGGTGAGTGGATTTTTCAATTGGATGCGGATGAATTATTGGATGAGAATTTAATTGTTAATTTGGAAGAAATTTTAGATGCAAACATCGATAAAGATTTGATATTAGTTCCACGTATAAACATAGTAAATGGTTTAACGGATGAACATATTAAACGATGGGGATGGCAAGTAAATGAAAAAGGTTGGGTTAATTTTCCAGATGCACAGACTCGTATTTACAAAAATAAACCAACTATTGGTTGGAGTGGTAAAGTGCATGAAAGAATAGGTGGGTTTGAATCTTACACAAATTTACCTGGTGATGAGGTGTATTGTATCAAACACATCAAAGAAATTTCAAGACAAGAAAAACAAAATAGTTACTACGATACTTTATGAAAATAACATTCATATATGATTACAAAGATGGTGAGACATGGTCTACACCATTAGCACTTCTAAACGAATTCAAAGAAAGAGGGTGGGAAACAGAAATAATCAAAACAAACGATACGGATTTAAAAAATTGGGTAGATTCCAAACCACAGACTGATATAGTATTGTTTATGGATTGGGGTAGATTTGATTCACAATATCTCAATAAGGATTTAGTACCTGCATTTTGGATACAAGAAAGTGGAGATGACCCACAGAATTTTGAAAGAAATTCTCCAAAAGCAGATAGATTCCACTACACCATTACTCCTGATAAACAATGTGCAGAAGAGTATAAGAAAAGAGGTATAAATGCCGAATGGATAACTCACTTTGCAGATACGGCAGTTCAATTCCCTATGAATTTAGAACCAAAGCATGTGGCAGTTACATCGAGAGGAATTGGTAATTCAGCATTTTTGGATTATATTACACATTGGGCAGAGGGAGCAATTGGTAATAGAAATGGATTAGATGCAAAAGAACATACAGAATTCTTAAATACCGGATTAATGGTAATTCAAAATAGTAGATGGAAAGAAATTACTCGTAGAATATTTGAAGGAATGGCTTGTGGTAAAATGGTATTAACCGATAACCTACCACCAGAGACAGGATTAAGAGATATGTTTATAGATGGAGTAGATATTGTTTACTACGATGATATGTTTGATTGTATAGAAAAGATGAATTTCTACAATGAAAACGAAGAGGAGAGAGAAAGAATTGCTCACAATGGAATGATGAAAGTGTTACACAACTACACACAAATACAAGTGGTAGATAAACTAATAAACGAATGGAAAAATTACCAATCAGTATAGGAATATTGGCGTGGCATAGTGGACAAGTATTAGTTGATACTTTAACCACATATCATAATAACGGATTATTTGATATAGTAAATGATACTACAATATTATTTCAAGAAGTAACTTCACAAGATATAGAGATTGCTTCGCATTTTGGAATAGATTGTATTGGGTTACAACAAAACATAGGAATAGGACAAGCATTTATTAGATTAACTGAAAATGCACAATCGGATTATGTGTTAGTATTAGAACATGATTGGAATTTAATTGAGAATGTGGAAACTACATATCAAACATTGGAACGTAGTTATAAAGCAATAGAAATGGGATTAGACGTAGTTCGTTTAAGACATAGAAAACATCCAGGTAATCCACATTTTTCATTTAGACATCAAGGTAAAGAACTTACATACTATGATGATGAAATTGGTTGTACATCACCCCATCTTTTAGATTCAGTTCATTGGTGTGAACCTGATGTTGAATTTCCAGAATTTATTAAGAAAAGTGAAGATATGTTCCATACAACATCTCGATATGGAAATTGGACAAATAACCCTTGTTTATACAAAAAACAATTTTATTTAGATACGGTTAAACCATTTGCAGGTGAAGGTATTGGATTAGAGGGGAATATCAGTAAATGGTGGGCACAACAACAATTTAAAGTTGGACACAACGAAGGTTTATTTAAACACAACGATTGGGCAAAATACGGAAGATAATGACAAAATTAATTATATTTGATTTAGATGGTGTATTGGTAGAAGCAAAGCAAATACACTTTGATACTTTAAACAAAGCACTTTGGGAAATAGGACAAAGTAACAAATATGTTATATCTGAAGCAGAGCATCTTTCTATATACGATGGATTAAAAACTAATCAAAAATTAGAACTACTTACTCAAAATAAAGGATTACATCCAAACACATACGAAACGGTTTGGAATAGAAAACAACAACTTACAATTGAGGCAATATCCGAATTACAACCGGATTTGGATAAGATTGAGTTGTTTAAAGAATTGAGAAATAGAGGATACCAATTGGCAGTTGCATCAAACTCAATCAGACGTTCGGTGTTGGTTATGTTAGCTAAGATAGGTATAATTGAGTATATGGATTTAATCATCTCTAATGAGGATGTAAAGAACTCTAAACCGCATCCTGAGATGTATTGGAAGGCAATGAGTATGATGGGAGTTCTACCGGAAGAAACTCTAATTGTAGAAGATTCACCACATGGGTTATTAGCAGCAAGTAGAAGTAGAGCAAATATTTTAAGAGTAAATTCTCCAAAAGACTTGGATTTAACAAAAATTATTAGTAAATTAGACGAAACAAAACATACTATGAGCATACCAAAATGGCAAGGAGGGAAACTTAATGTTCTTATCCCAATGGCAGGAGCAGGAAGCAGATTCCAACAAGCAGGTTACACATTTCCAAAACCACTAATAGATGTGGATGGAAAACCTATGATTCAAACAGTTGTAGATAATCTTAATATTGAAGCAACTTACATCTTTGTAGTTCAAAAAGAACACAGAGCAAAATACAATTTAGATACTCTTTTAAATCTAATCACTCCTAATTGTAAAATTGTGGAAGTTGATGGTATTACAGAGGGTGCAGTATGTACTACTTTATTAGCAAAAGAATACATAGATTCGGATACACCATTAGTTATGGCAAATTCTGACCAATTTTTAGAATGGGATTCAAATGAGTTTATGTACAAAATGATTGAACAAAAAGTAGATGGTGGAATTGTATCATTTACTGCAACACATCCTAAATGGAGTTTTGCAAAAATAGATGAAAAAGGATATGTTACAGAAGTAGCTGAAAAAAACCCAATTTCAGATATTGCAACAGTTGGTGTTTATTATTGGGGTAAAGGTTCTGATTATGTTAAATACGCAGAGCAAATGATAGATAAAAACATTAGAGTAAATAATGAATTTTATGTTTGTCCAGTATTTAACGAAGCAATTGCAGATTGTAAAATAATTAAAACATTCCATATTGAAAAAATGTGGGGATTAGGAACACCTGAGGATTTAAAATACTATTTAGAAAATCATAAATAATGAAAGTAGCATTACTATTAACCGGATTACCTAGAAAAATTGAAGAAGGATATGAAAGAACTTGGAAAACTATTATAGAAAAATATGAAACAGATGTTTATTTACATAGTTGGAAAGATGAAGAATGGCAAAAAGTAAGTGAAATATATCCCAACGCTAAATCTATACAAATACAAGAACCATTTAAATTTACAAAATATAAAAATGGTATAAAATTACCGCATAAAGATACATCAAGACCATTACCACAATATGATGTAATGAGTTGTTTCAGACAATTACCAATGTTTTATAGTTGGCAAATGGGATATAGACCGTTATACGATTCTATGATTGAGTATGATGTTGTGATTCGTAGTAGATATGATATGGCAATAATGAATGAATTTAATTTACAAGATTTTAATATGGATGAAATAAATCATTCATCCGTAAATCCTGCATTTTTTGATGACAATATCTGCATTACTAATAAAAATAATAGTGATATTTTATTTAAAAACATATTTGATGATGTTATAGAATATGGTAGAGAAACCGGAATATTAAATAATGCAGAAAGTAGTTGGACATCTATTTTGAACAAAAAAAATTTGGATGTTATTTCAAAAAAACACGATTCTTTAAATTTCTTTTTATTAAGAGATGATTTGTTGTGGTGGGGAGATGAACATGGGAATATAATTGAATAATATGAAACTAATATCACATAGAGGAAATATAAATGGTAAAATGCCAGAAAAAGAAAATCATCCTGATTATATAGATGAAGCAATTTCTTTGGGATATGAAGTTGAAGTAGATATATGGATGATTGAAGGTGTGTTATTTTTAGGTCACGATGGTCCTGAATATGGAATATCTCAATTGTGGCTCAATCAAAGATACGGGAAATTGTGGTTACATTGTAAAAACATAGAGGCAGTTGAATGGTTTAATACTATTGGTGGATTTAATTATTTTTGGCATGAAAACGATACTTTAACTTTAACATCAAAAAATTATGTTTGGGCATATCCTGGAAAACAACCAATAGAAAAAAGTATTGCAGTATTGCCTGAAATATATAATGATAATATAAAATTATGTTCAGGAGTATGCTCAGATTATATTCAAAGATACAAACAATAATAATATGAAAAAAATTAACACACCCATTCAGTTATTCAAAGTACATATGAATCCAAATGCTAAAGTAGAAGTTGGCAAAATTTTGGATAGTGGTTACATCGGTCAAGGACCTAAAGTCGATGAATTTGAAGATAAGTTAAATGAATACTTTAATTCAGATAGAGTTGTAACACTTAATTCGGGAACATCAGGATTACATCTTGCATTACACTTATTAAAGAAACCGTCTAGTATAGCAATAGCAGATGGTTATTCGGTTCATGAAAAGAATTGGCCTGGTTTAAAAGATGGTGATGAGGTTTTAGCAACGGCATTGACTTGTACTGCATCAAATTGGCCTATCCTTGCAAATGGGTTAAAAATCAAATGGGTGGATATTGATGAGAAAACTCTTAATATGGATTTGGATGATTTGGAAAGAAAAATCACCCCAAAAACAAAAGCAATTATCGCAGTACATTGGGGTGGGTATCCATTGGATTTGGATAGATTAAAAAAGATACAAGATAAATCATTTGAATTGTATGGATTTAGACCTGCAATCATTGAAGATGGTGCGCATTCATTTGGTTCTGAATATAAAGGAAAGAAATTAGGTAATCATGGTAATATGGTTATGTATTCTTTACAGGCAATCAAACACATCACTGCAATTGATGGTGGATTATTAGTATTACCACATCAAGACCTTTACAATAGAGCAAAGTTAATTCGTTGGTATGGTATTGATAGAGGTGGTAATAGAAAAGATTTCCGTTGTGAAGCAGATATTGTTGAATGGGGTTTTAAATTCCATATGAATGATATATGTGCAACCGTAGGTATTGAGAACTTAAAAGATGCAGATACAATTATAGGAAAACATAGAGAGAATGCCAAATTCTACGATGAGAACTTAAAGGGTGTAAATGGTGTAACTTTATTAGAAAGAAACAAAGACCATAATTCGGCATTTTGGATTTATAGTTTATTAGTTGAAAATAGAGATGGATTCTACAAACATATGAAAGATTGTGGTATTGTAGTATCACAGGTACATGAAAGAAACGATAAACATACTGCGGTAAAAGAATTCAGAAGTCCTTTACCAACATTAGATAGAGTATTACCAAAAGTAGTTTCAATACCAGTAGGTTGGTGGGTAACTGCGGAAGAAAGACAATATATCGTTGATTGTATCAAAAAAGGTTGGTAATGAATTTAAGACAATTAACTAGATTAGATTTACCATTTTTGTTGGAAGTTAGAAATAATGAAACAACGAGAGTAAATTTAGAAAATGATTCTGAATTTACGATGAAAGAATGTTTAAGTTGGTTTTTAAAAACACGTCCAATTTGGTACATAATTGAAATAGATGATAATAGTGTTGGATATATCAGAACCAATGGAGATGAAGTTGGTATAGATATTCATCCAGATTATAGAAGAAAAGGATACGCAAGAGAAGCATATAAACTTTATTTAAAAGATAAAGAATATGCCTCTCTTTGGGTATTTGTTGATAATTTTGCTAAAAATCTTTATACTGAATTAGGATTTGTAGAAAACGGAAATACAAAAACAATCAGAGATAGAGAATACATACAAATGGTTTATAAAAAATAAAGAATATGATAATTGATAATAATTACTCAAAAATGCAAGAAAACTTATACAATGAACTTGCTTCTCAATGGTCTCCAGGACGAGATACCGTTGTAGGTTCATTTGATAAGCAAAATAATTGGCAAGATTATGAAGATTATTTGTGGAAAGATATTACAAATTTAAAAGATAAAAACGTAATAGATTTTGGATGTGGACCTGGTAGAAATTTAGTTAAATGGGCTTCTTTTTTTAATAAAATAGATGGAGTAGATATTAGTTCTATAAATTTAGAAAAAGCTAAAATATGGATTTCAGAAAATGGACTCAATCCAGATAATTTTAATTTATATAAAGGTGAAGGAATGAGCATACAAACAGTTCCTTCAAATTCATATGATATTTTAATGAGTACAATTGCAATGCAGCACATATGTGTATATGAAATTAGGTTTAATTTATTAAAAGAATTTTATAGAGTTCTTAAAAAAAATGGAAAAATAACTATTCAAATGGGATATGGACCTTCACATCCAATGTCCGTTGATTATTATGAAAATTTTTATGATGCAAACACATCAAATGGTGGAATGGATACGAGAGTTGAAAATGTAAATCAATTAAAAGATGATTTGGAAAAAATAGGATTTAGTAATTTTAATTATTATATAAGACCAACTGGACCAGGTGATATGCATGATAATTGGATATTTTTTAATGCCAAAAAATAAAAACGATATAATTTATGAAAATAGGAATTAATTTAGTTGGTGTTTCATATAATGATGGTACAAATGGTAGATACAGAAACTATGAAGATGCAATAGATGGATTTATGAATAACGTTGTGAATCCTTTAAAAGAAGATGGACATGATGTTAAATTTTATTTATACAGTTATGATAATATTAAAAAAAATAATATTATAGAAGCATATCAACCTGTTCAAAAATATCATTTTACAGATATAACATATAGTACATTTGGTGGTGGAGATAAATTACCAAATGGATTAAAAGCAATATCTGCTGCATACATAAATAGTTTAGAAGAACTTAAAAATGAAGATTTGGATTTGATAATATCAACTAGATTTGATATAAATTTTTTAAAAAATCCATTTAAAGAATATACATATGATTTTACCAAGTTTAATTTTTTGTGGAGAGAACCAGACCTACCAGAAGTACCGCTTGTAAATGATACATTTGTAGTATTTCCGTATTCAATGTTACCAAACGTAATTGAATCTATTAAACAAATGGAATATAATCCGCCACATGGAATAAGTATTGCATTACATAATTGGTATTTAACTATGGTAAATCAAGTTGGAGTCGATAATGTTCAATGGGTATGTGATGAATTTGTAAATACAATTACTAATACTTTATATAAATTAATGAGACATGAGTAAATTAGTTAGTGGATATTTGTGGGCATGGAAAAATCACGAAGCAGGGTTAAAATCCGTAAATAGTTTAAAGAAATTTTATCCAAATGCTGATGTTTTTATAAATGTAGATTATGAAGGTGATATTGAAACATATGAAAAAATGTGTGATGAAAACGGATTCACATTCAGTAAAAATAATTTTCAATTAGGATATTGTGGAAACTTTACTGGCAAAGATGTTGGTAGAGATTGTTGGCCAAAAGAATATACATTTGAATGGGTAAGGGGTATATATGAAGCATGTTTAAAAACTGATTCAAAATATATGTTGTTGTTGGAAGAAGATGATTTTATTTTAAAAGAACCATCCATTCTTAAAAAAGATTTTTCAATGGCAATACATCCAACTGACCCATCTCCAATAGGAAGACATAGACCTAATAATATTCCAACCGATTACATTATATACATAAGTGATAAAGGTGGAAATCCAGTATCACCTGGATATGCAGCAGGAGGTGGTACATTCTTTAATAGAGAAGAATTTATTAGAGCATGGGAAACACATAAAGATTCATTATGGAATGATTATGATTATTTAGCAAGTGTTAATAAAATCATTGGTTGGGCAGATTATATTTTACAATTTGTAATGCAGTTAGGTGGTTATGAAATAATTCAAAACGATAAATTAGCAGAACATTGGGAAGTAGGTGATAGATGGAATGAATTTGAAATTATTACAGGTATGAAAGATGAAACAATAATTAAATCTTTATAATGAAATACACAATAGCAGGTTGTATAACCAAATACGGAGTAAATGATATTAAACCATATGTTGAATCAATCAAACAAAGTGGATTTAACGGTGAAAAACTGATGTTAGTGTATGATGTATCACCCGATGTAATTGAGTATCTTACAAACGAAGGATGGATGATTGCGCAAGGTGAATTGAGTGAACATATTATCTTACAAAGATTTAGAGATATGTATGTATTACTGCAAGATTACGAAACTGATTGGATTATTTGGACAGATGTTAAAGATGTTATATTTCAAAAAAATCCAATGGAGTGGATTGAAAACAATAGTTCATTTACAAGATTATTTGCCTTTTCTGAAAGTGTATATCTTAAAGATGATGCTTGGGCAGTAGTAAATACAGGTACATCGTTTCCTATGGAATGGGAATTAGGGTTAAAAGATAAAATCAGTTATTGTGCAGGAACTATCGTAGGAGATTGTAGTACCGTAAGAGATTTATTTATTCAAATATATAGATGGAGTAAAACAACTGCAAACCCACAACAATTATCAGACCAGGCAGCATACAACGCATTGATAAATTTGGAACAGTTTAGAACAATTACTAAATTTGTAAATCAAGAAAAAGGTTTTGTAACACAATTGGGAACGGTTTGGGTAAAGAAAAATGAATTACCCATATTAGAACCAACTCCTATCTACAAAGATGGTAAATTTTATACACAGGATGGTGAAGAATTTGTAATAGTTCATCAATACGATAGAGACCCTCAAATTAAAAAAGAAATTTATGAAAGGTATAATTAGTATATTTTCAATGCCACAAGAGTTGGAAGACTTGGCACAAACATTAGAACGATTAAAGAGAAATTCTATTTATTTAGATGACTCTGTTAAATTCAAAGTAGAGATTACAATGAATACAACAGATGAGCTAACTAATTGGGATGAATCATTGCTACCAAAAGAATACATTACAGAACGTTCTATTGAATTATGTGAAAAATATTTAGATTGGTGTGAGTGGGAAATTATACATAATACAACAGAGGTGTTGGGTTGTGTATCTCAAAGAAGATATAGTTTTAAAAATAACCCAGATGCTGATTTCTTTATTTGGTTGGATTCGGATATTTTATTTAAAGATACAACTTTATATTATATCAGTTCAGCATACCAAATGATTAAATCGAACGGAATAAATGATTTTATTGTAACACCACAATTTGTAAAACAATGGGATAATACTTGGGATATAGTTGCAAATAAAAACTTTTGGAATAAACCCATAAATTATCATTTTGAATCAAATATATACCAGGATTCACTACCTCAATTGGAAGAAATAGAAGTAAAAGAAATAAATAATTTTAAATTTGCAGGTGGGTGGTTTACACTAATATCAAAATCATTATTAGATAAAACAGGTGTTCCTGAATCATTTGGACATTATGGTTTAGAAGATACATACATAATGTGGTGTTGTGAGTTGATGAGAAATAGTGGAAAAATCGTATCTCAATTTGTTTTAGAAAATCTTATAGTTGGAGAAATACATAAAAACAGAACAAATAATACTATAAAAAAATTCATATCATCAAAAGATAGAAAATTAGAATTTAAAAATATTGCAGAATCCAACTTTCAAAATGAATTAAATATATTTAATAGTAAATTAAATTAACATGGATATAATAACTGCGAAAGAACATTTACATAAAGAGGGATATTGTGATTTTGAATTAAAAGATTTTGATGAAAATGCGTACACTTTATTATCTGATTTAAAATTTAAAAAAGATGATTTGGAGTATTTACAAAAATTTAAAACTATAAGATTTGATTATTTGGGAAAAAATGGAGAAGGACCTATTAGAATAAATAATCCATATGAAAGTTATGATGTTGCTATACAGACAAGAAAGGATTTTTTAAAAAAATACGATAATGATTATATTGCACAAATATGGTCAATGGCGGATGAATTACCTACAAATATAGATGAAATTTCAAATATATACAACAATATATTAAATTATTTTTATTCAAAAACAACAGATGATGTATTTTTTGGATTTCAATTTACATGCTATTCCGAAGGAGATTTTTTAAAAGACCATAATGATGGACAAGGTGATTACCATCAAAATGTATGTGCAATTTTAATTTATCTAAATGAAGAGTGGGAAGAAGAATGGGGTGGAAATTTAATATTAAGAAATACCAAATATGCTAATGCTGAAACCAAAGAAATTAAACATAAGGTAATTCCTAAATTTGGTAGAGTTGCTATTATAGATTTGGAAGTATTTGATACTGCACACGCAGTTGAGCAAATAATAGGAAACCACAATCGTTGTACATTATTAACTTTTGCAACAAGTAAAGAAGAAAAAAAACCAAAAGTTCTTTAATGAAAAATCTTTATATATTTGGTGATTCATTTTCTACTAATTTTTCAACAATAAATGAAGTTTTAGTTGAAGATTCTTGGCCAGTTTTATTGTCAAAAGAAACTGGTTATGAATTAAAATCATTTGCATCAGCGGGCATTTCAAATTTTGGTATTTTAAATTCTATTTATAGAAATTTTAATTTTGATAAAGATGATATTGTAATAATTGGAATTACATTTTATGATAGACTTTATGATTTTTGGAAAAATATTGGAATAGATTTAAATAATAATAATACAGACCAATTCAATCATACTGAAATACAATTTTATCAACATAAAATATTGGATGTAAATGGAATGATGCAATATACAGAAAACGCGTTATTACAATATAATTTTATATTAAATCAATTGAATAATGTAACAAATGTATATTTTTGGAATATGGATAAATGTGGATTACCTTTATTCAATGATATGGTTAAAAAATACAATAAAAACTATATAAAACCATTTCAATATGAATGTTGGATTGATTTTTGTAATCAAACTCCATTATGGTGGCAAAAAAATAATGACAGACATTTTGGAAAAACGGGTCATAAAGAATTTTTTGAATATTTATATCAGTATATACAACCAAATTTAATATGAAATTCGAAGTAACCAATCCAAAAGCTTGGAAAGCAGTAAATGAAAGAGATATACCAATGTCTGATAAGATTAAGGTATACGAGAAATTAGGTGGAGCATACCGTTTAGGAGAAGATGGTGGAGAGCAAGTGTTTAACAAACTTACGGAGTTGTTAAAACATAGAATGCAAGAAGGTGATGAATCATCTCCAGAAGAAACGATTGGTGGATTAAACGAAATGACCAAAGGTCAACTTGAAAGAATTGGCGATTATGCAAATATGATTTTACAAAGAATGAATGAAGGACAAACTTTAGATTCTTGGATGTATTCTCAAATTACATTAGCAGTAGACCAGTTAAATTCCGTACATGATGCAATGGATGGTGATGATGGTAAAATCGAACCTCCTAAAAAATAAATAGTATGGAAAATATGTACACAGTATTGATTACGGCAGTAACCGTATTAGGTTCAGCAAGTGCTTGGAGATTTTATGAAAAAAGAGCTGACCATAAAGAAAGAGATGAAGATTTTATTAGACACGATTGTAAAGACCGTATTTCAAAATTGGAAGCATTATTAGTAGAAGCAGGTAAAGAAAAAGATTCATTGAGAGATATGGTGTTGGCTCTTACAAAAGAAGTTGCTGCTCTATCTGTTAAAGTGGAATATCTAACAAAAGAAAACGAAAAACTTTCAAAAGTAGGAAGTAAAAAAATACTAAATGGCTAAACTCACATCTGCAATTTGGAATGGAAAAAAAGTAGAGTTTGGTAAGGTTTATGGAAACCCTATGGCAAACGCTTTCGGACCGATGCAAGAAGTTGAGGGTAAGAAATTAAGAGTGTTTGATTTTGATGATACACTGGTTCAAACAAAATCACATATCTACATAACACAGAAAAGTGGTAAGAAACTAACTTTAACTCCTGGTGAATATGCAGTATATGAACCAAAAAATGGTGATAAATTTGATTTTTCAGATTTTGAAAAAGTAAAGCAACCGCAAGAGGTAAAAGGTGTTGCGGATTTATTGAGAAAAATTGCCAGAGCAGAGGGTGAAAGAGCAGTTGTAATTTTAACTGCGAGAGGTTCATATAAACCAGTTAAAGATTATTTAGAAGATATTGGTTTAAGAGATATATATGTAGTTGCATTGAATAGTGCAGACCCACAAGATAAAGCAAATTGGATAGAACAAAAAATAAAGGAAGGTTATAACGATGTATTCTTTATAGATGATTCACATAAGAACGTTCAAGCAGTTAAAGCATTGGAAAAGAAATATCCTGATATTAAACTTCAAGTAAGACACGTTCAACACAATATACCAAATCCACCAAAAGAAGAAAATATAAACAAATTAAAATCGTTACTACCTAATAAAAAGTTATAAAATGATATTAGCAATTGTTACAGTTGGTAAGGATTATATAAACAACGCCAGATTACATTTACCAAAATTTATACAAAATGGATGGGATGTAAGGGTATTAACCGATGAACCACAATCTTTTCCAGATTTAAAAACCTACAAATATTCAAATAAGGTTTTTTCTTATATCGATAAATTACTATTTCCATTAAGATTGGTTGAAGAATTAAAACAACCTGTATTATATATAGATGCAGATTGGATTGATTTTATATCAGATGAGTTGATTTCAAATTTTAAAACAACAAATGAAGTTTTATATTTTGGTAATTGGCCAGATGGTAAGTATTTTTCAGATAATCATATAGAATACTTTGAACCATTATTAACATATTTCAAAAAAAATGGGTTTGAATATAATAAATTATTAACAATGCTTGAATATGTGCATTTTTTTCCGTATATTAGTAATATAGGAGATGTTATATATGATTTAGAAAGAATAAAACCTATATTTGATTATCAGAGTATTATTAAAAAAACATACTTTCATCCGAGAATAGGAAATGGAGAAGGTGTTGCTTTATCTTATGCCTTATATAAAAATAATATACCTACTAAATTATTTGATTCAAAATACTTTTTAGAAAACGCTAAATAGTTATGATATATCTTTTCACAGGACAACCGGGTAGTGGTAAAACTACTTTAGGAAAAAAATTACAATTTTGGTTACAGACTGATAAAAAAAATTGGAGAAAATCTGTATTTCATATAGATGGAGACCAATTAAGAGAACTATTCCCAAACACAGATTATACCAAAGAGGGTAGAGAAAAAAACATCCAAAAGGCATTTGATATTGCAAAATATTTAGATGATTGTGGTAGTGATGTTGTTATTTCAATGGTATCACCATACAGAGAGTTGAGAGAAAAACTCAAATCCGAATGTAAAGTACAAGAAATCTATTGTCATACTAAAAAAATGAGAGGTAAAGAAAATTTATTTGCGTTAGATTATGAACCACCTATTCAATTTTATATTGATTTGGATACATCTGATAATCCTGATAATACATTTTCTAAATTAATAAAAATTTTGTTATAATGGAATTTAATAAAATATATGCAAACGGTTGTAGTTTTACAGGAGCCGGTGGTTTAAATTTTAAATTTATTAGAGATAAATACAAATTAATTCTTAATATGGATTTGAGTGATGATTATATCCAATACGCATATCCAAATATAATTGCAAAGGCATTAAATGCAGATATAATCAATGAAGCAGTATCAGGTGGTTCTATGAATAGATTGATACGAAAAACATATCAATATGTTTATGATAATAAAGCATCCGTAGAAAATACTCTTTTTATATTAGAATTACCACCAATGTGGAGAGATGAAATTTATTCAAATAAATTAGATAGATTGATGAATATCACATGGGGTAGTATAAAAGAACCATCAAACGATTTAACGGATATGGCAGCTGGATACGATATTACCGATATGCAAAAGATACATACTGAATTACAATCTTATTTTTACAATTTTGTAAATACAGATTTTGAATACAAATTGAGTATGAATAATTTCTTAGGTCTTATGTGTTTTTTAATACACAATAACATAAAAGTTATATTAATAGATAATACTTCTTTTGAAAATTTTTTACATAGAAATGGATTTAAAAATGATTATAATTTTGTTAAATTTGATAATATGGAAATGCAAGAATGGTTTGTTATTAATAAATTAAGAATTAATGATGAATTAAAAGAAAAAGTAGATGGTCATGCTGGCATAGAAGGAAATCGTAGAATAGCACAAATAATTTTAAGTTATTTATATAAACAAAAATTAATTTCAAAAAATGAATCCATAAATTTAGTTTGATATACTTATTAGTAAAAACAAATAGTTATTAGTATGGAAAACGAAGAAAACGAAGGTGGGTTTTTTCCTAACATAGAAGTTAAGGCAAACACTACAAAACGAGGGTTAGGTGCTAAACCCATTTTAGAATCTCAAATCAGAGCAGCACAAGAAAAATCAAAATCAGCATTTGAAGCAGCAAGAACATTGGGTGTATCTTATAACACATATAAGAAATATGCCAAACTATACGGTATTTTTGAAGACCTTAAAAATCCATATGGTGTAGGTATTCAGAGGAATGTTGGAATCAGAAATATTAAATACAATATAGAAGATTTGATTAGTGGAAAACATTTAAAATACCCATTACACAAATTCAAAAACAAACTATTTGCAAGTGGATATGTACCAAAGGTATGTAGTAGTTGTGGATTTAGTGAAGAACGATTAACGGATGGTAAAATGCCTCTTTTGATTGATTTTTTAGATGGAAATTTAAACAACAGAGTATTAGATAATATCAGACCATTATGTTACAATTGTTTCTTCTTATTAGTGGGGGATAGAAATGTTAAAAATTGGTATGCAGATAATGGTGGAATACCTGAAAATGATGATTTATTAAACAATTTAAATACAAACAAAGATGAGTAGTAGAAAGTATTTGCCTACATTGGCAGAATTAGTGGATAGATTGAGTATTGCGCAATTAAAAGAAAACTTTATTACAGAACACAAAGAAGAATACAAAAAGGAGATACAAGATATTCTTCATGATATTCAGTTATTATTAGATGATGCTGAACCATTAACATCCGAAACAATTCGAGCAATTGTGGTTCTTTCACAAATGAACTTACACATTTGGCATAACGAATCAAACTATCGTAAGGGAATTAAAGATGGTAATAATTTAGAACTTACACATGGTTTAAATGGAATCAGAAATACTGCTAAAAACAAAATTCAAGAGGTAGTTGGTGGTAGAAAGGATTATAAAATAGATTGTTTAGCAGCTGAATTTAAAGACTGGGAGATTAGTTGGTAATATGAAGGAAGGTAAAAACATAGTAGAGAGAGTATTTAAAAGTGATGAATGTACCTCAATTTGGAAATACGATTTGGATAAATCAAATGTAAATCCAATATCAGTAGAACACAAATGGAATACATCATATCTGAAAGAAATAGAAATAAGACAAAAAAGAGGTAGATGATTTGGAAAATTAAAAAAAAGTAGTATATTTGTGAAAACAAAAATAAATAAGTTATA